CATATGCAGTCTGTAATCTTCCTAATAATTCTCTTGCAGTTGCAGCTTTGTTTGCTAGTATACCAATATTTACACTATCATTAAACACAGCATAATGAAGCAAATAAGATACCACAGTCGTTGACTTACCAGTCTGACGAGGCATCTTACAGATATTAAAACGATTCTTATGAAATCTTTTAATTAATTTTTCTTGAAACTTGTATGGTTTGAATGGTACAAGACCTTCATCAAGAGAAACAATCTTTACATACTTCTGTGCAAAATACACAGGATCATTTTTACACTTTAAAAACTCTTCAATTTGCTTTGCAGAAAATTGAATTTGAGTATTTGCTTTTTTTAAATTAGGATTACCAAGATAGACTTCACTCATGACAATTTACGTTTCTTGTCCAGCAAATAACATTGGTTTAGTTGGATCTACCACTGATGGACTGAAATACATTACTACAGCTGTTGGATATGCCTTTTGCACCTCTGCAGTCATTTCTGCTTTTGTTGGTCTCTTGAATGATGCAATAAACATTTGAGTGGTAATTAATTTACCTCTCCAGTTAAGAACTATTGTATATGTTTTACCTCTCTCTTGAACACGAAGATAAGATTCATAAGTAAATGTTTTACCTTTGATACGAGTGTCCATTTCACCAGTTCTACCTGGTCTCATCTTACCAATTTTAATATTTCTTTTTGGTAATGCACCCTTACGAGTTCTTTTGAGTGTAGCACCTCCACCACTTTTTGTTTGTGTGATGACTGCATCCTGATCATATTTTTTGCCAAGTGCTTTGACTGCTTTCTTAAATTTTCTTTTACCCATCTTTCCAGAAGTTACAACGTGACTTCTTTCTTTTACCTTAGTGACCTCACCAGTTTTTTTATCTTTTTCATCATATCTACCAGTTACTTTAGTTGCACCTGGCAAACCTTTACCACGAATATCTTTGTCTAATTGCTTTGCTCTTGCACGATTTTCCTTTGCAGACTTATCAGCACGACTTCCAGAAAGAACTGCCATACCACCTTTATCCGACTTACTTTTCAGTCTTGTTAAACTACTTTCTTTTATAAATTCTTTGAATGACTTCATTCTTCTTCCTTTTCTACCTTATTATTTAGAACTCCATTCTTTAATAATTTTGAAAGTTCAGATGTTGACCCTACAAACAGTGCATTATTAACTGTTTTCGGTGAATCTGTTTCTTCTTTATTTAATTCTTTCATTTTAGATTGAAGATCAATTAATTTATCAGTCGTATCCCCAACACTTTTAATTAATTGTCCAGCTACTTCATATGCTCTGGGATGATCACTTCCCTGTGCCACCTCAAGAATACCGTTAAGTGCTTCTTGTCCTTTTTCAATCAAAGAATATAAGTTACCTCTTGAATATTCATAATCGAGAGTTGGGTCATCTTTTTTATTTACTTTTTCAATTTGATTATTTTTTGAATCATCAACTGCTTCTATATCCAAAAACTCATCTATTTCATCGAACTTACTCATACATCAACTCCTTTTGTAGGACTATATGTTCTAAAGTCAGGTAAATCAAACCTTTGTTCACTAAATCCAAAGTCATCACCAACTTCAACAAGTGCATCATCTTGAGCATTTACTGCGTCAATTACATCACCGTTTATATGAGTATCTATAGTTGTTCCATCTTCACCACGTTTTACTGTGATATTATTTCCATCAATTTCTTTAATAAACATTAGTTCATTACCGATTGCAATATAAGTATCTACAACTAAACTTGATGTATTTTGAACTAAGAATTTAATCTGAGTTTTTGTTATATCCTCTGCAAGTCTTGTAACTCCATCATCGTTGTAATCCTTGAGTGCTCTAGGTGTAGCAACATATCTCTTAGATCTTGTTGCAGTTCGAGTGTTTGAATCGGTATTATAATCAACCTGAACTTTCTTAATGAGTCCTGAACCAGAATCTGATACTGGGCCAAATAAGTATGTTTTTGCAGTAAATGATAATGTATGAGTTATAACCCTCTTTTGATCATATCCACTATCATAATTATCATCAAAGGTTACACTTTCTAATACCATTGGTATATCTCTCTTCTCTCCTATTGCCTTTACTAAGTCTACTGTCAAATTAAATGATGGTTGAAAGAATGGTAATATCTGTTCAATAATTTGTAAAGAATCTTCATTATACTGAGTCATCGCATATAACTTAAAACTCAAATTATATGGAACTGGCATGAATACTTTTCTTGCACTCTTTGACCCATCTTTTGTAAATGCCTTAAAAGTTTGCATTGTAGAAACTTTTCTTGCTGGATCGTATGATATACCATCCATCTCAAATGCTAAACGAGGTAAAGTTATTGCGACTCTCTTTCTTAAATCTGGTTTCTGTTCTAATCTTGCCAAGAACTTCTCTGTTGGGCCATAAGCAATCGGAACTCTTACTGTGGAAAAATTTGCACCAGCAGCAGTCTGATGTTTTATGTCAATTTCATTGAAAAGAGTACCAAAGGCTATAATAGTCCTTCTGATTATTTCATGGTAATAATAGGTTCCTAACATATCTTAAACAGGACTTATCCAAACTATTTAGAAATCACCGAACGGATTGTCTTCAGTAAAGTCAATAATTGAGTCTGCTTCGGACTCAACAACTATATTTTCGTTGTAATTATCGTATTCATCTTGATCTGAAACACTTCTTACAACGTACTCAGAATCTGATCCTAACATTGTTGTTCCGATACCTACAACTGATTCTCCAGGTGCAAATCCACTTCCAGCAACATTTGTAACTTTAAGTATTCTATCATCACTATCCCAATCAGCAACAAACGCTGTCGTTCCAGTAGAAACACCTCTGACCATTTCCTTAAACATATAATTTCCAGTTGCTAATCCAGCTCTTGCTGGTGGATCTATGGTTATAGTTGGAGTTGCAGTATATCCAATACCAGCAAATGAATATCTAATTGAAGCAACTTGACCAAGAGTATTCACGATTGCAATTGCTTGTGCAGTTGATCCAATACCGATATTAGTATCTAATCCAACAGGATTAATCTTAACATTTGGAACAACACCGTAACTCGCACCAGGTTGGTTGATAGTTGGTGTTGCGAGTGTTCCATTTGCTATGATTGCAGTCGCAATACCACCAGTTCCAAATGCATTTTGACTTCTAATTGTGACAGTTGGTGTAACTGTATAACCAAAACCAGGATTTGTTAGTTCAATACGATCTATTGATTGACCAGTTTGACCACTTCGACTAGTCATAATCGCAACAGCAGTCGCATTGATACCATTAGTTGGAGCAGATGATATACCAACCAGTGGTGGTAGTGTATATCCAGTTCCATCATTAATTAAATCGATAAATGCGATTCCCTTACCAATATTGGTACTACCTGCATCTTTAGATAATTGAACTGTTGCAGCTGCAGTAGATGCAGCAATACTGACCATAGACAATCTTGTTGTATATCCAAACTCAACTGCTGCTCTATCTACTTCTTCAAGTCCAGTATCAATATCTTCATCAAGAGCATAATCCATTACCTCACAACTTAAAGTATAAACATATAAATTATTCAACTGATAAAATGGTTTCTTACCCTCAACATACTTGATTTCAAACATCGTATTGTCAAGAGGAAAATAGATTAAATCTCCTTCTTCAGGTCTTGTTGCTAATTCTACTTGACTATCTGAATTTAAAAATGGACTAATAAAATCTTCATATCTTTCTTTTGATATGACAAATGTTACCGCATCTGTAGTTTGAACTCCAAATTTCTGTAAAATATCTCCGTTACCTTCAAATCCTTGATAATTTAAAAGATATGCTTCCATTCGAAAGGCATCATCAAATGTAGAGGCCACGACCTCTTTCATAATTGTTTTCTTGTTTATAATTTTACGAGGAAGATAAACTACATCCTGACCATAAATCTTTAATTGTTCATTAATAAGATCTTGAACTAATCTTTGTTCACTCGAAGACCCTTGTAAAAAATACGGAGAAAGTGGCATGATATCATCCTATGAAGTCAAGAGGTGGTAATTCGTATTCCGTTTTGAGTGTGTTTTCTAGTTCTTCTAATTCACGAATAGCATCTTCATATATCTGTCTTCCATTTAACTGAACTCCACCTGGTAACATTACACCTTGGAATTTAATTAAGTTCATTCCCCACTGCTTCTTAATTAATGCTGTTGCATATTTCTTCAACCAAAAGTCATTATATATTTTACTTACATCTGCTGGATCTAAAAGACGATACCCATCTATAATTATAAATGTATCATCTGACATTTGTTCGAAATCAATATCTAAATATAATCTTCCTTGCTTTTTATTAAATCTTATCTGGGTATCTGGGGTGATAATACGACTTAAATCTTCAAGATAAGTCTTAGTCATTGTATAATTTAAAAGATCAAGTGCACCGTAATAATAAAGATCATTTAAAAATATTTGATATTTAATATTAAATAGACCACTTGATATAGTGCTATTATCTATTTTAAGAACTCTTTCTACACCTAATACATGATCTGGTAATTGTATAAAATTCTGTGACTCTTCAAAAGAAGTTGATGTTATACCAACTGTAGAAGTAGCAGTAGTGGTAGTAATTCCAGTTCTTAAAGTTGCTTTTTCTTCTTTTGTGACTTTATGCTTTAAAAGCATTCTTTCAACACCATCAAAATGACGTTCTTGGAAATACTGAATCGCATCATCAATTAAGTCATCTATCTGATCATCATCTACGTTAACTTCCAGCACAGGATAACCTAATTTTCTTAGGCAGTAATCAATTAATCCTTGTCTACTGGCTGGTTTACTCATTTTTTAATTCCTCTTTTAGGACTTTGTAATGCATCAAATTTTTGCTTTAAATCCATGTAATCTTTTGTCATGGATTCCATTTTTGCTTCTAATAAAATATTTTGATTAACTAGTGTTGCTAATTTTTTATGGTAATGATTAATCAAAATGTTCACATCAACTTCACTATTCATAGTATCAGAATTGACCTCCATCAATTGTTGTTGTCCACTTCGGTACGCCACTGGCATCCGTTGTGAGTATAAAGTTAGAAGTAGTTATACCTGCAGTTGTACCAGCAGAAACAAGTGATCTACCAGTGCTATCAGCGTAAACAATTCCATTTCCAGATGCTGCAAAATCATGATTCTGGAAATATATTCCTTTTATATCTAGGAAACCTTTTGTACCACTTAAAACGTTACCAGTAATTGTAGCATCTGGAATATATGTAAATGATCTTTCTGGTGCATTACTACTTTCACCAGTACTATCATTATAACCAAAAAATCCAGTTTTATTATTTCCTACCCCAGTTCCAGTATTATAATTAAAGGAAATACCACGATCTGTATTTGTATCAAATCCATGAGTGATTGTTAACTGTGATGTTGTTGATATACCAGCAGTTGTTTGCCCATCAATAAAGATAGTTCCAATACCAGTTCCGCCTGGTTGTGTAGTATAAGAATTAATTGTAGTAGTTCCAGCACCTGGTAATCCAGCACCACTTATTGTGTCTCCAGTATTAATACCTACAACGGAATCTAATGTAATTGCTGACACACCAGATCCAACAACTGACATGACAGTTCTCTTACTTGTCACATCTCCAATATTCATTATTGGATCATTTAATGATGTATTTGTTGAGTTAACAGTGGTTGTTGTACCATCAACTTGTAAACTACCCTTGATGATAACCATTCCATCACTATCCAAACCATCTGGATATGGGTCGATAAACAGTGTATTTCCACCACCAGACTTAGTGCTTATTACGTTAGATGAAATTCCTATGTTATCAACTACTAAACCATCACCAACACCAGGATTTACTATTTCAAGAGTAACTCCATTATATACCCAATTTGCACCAGTTACTTGAACTTTATCTGTACCATCTTCATCATATTCAATACTTGCATTTGAAGTTTCACCGAAACTTAATTTAGTATCATCATTTATAATTACTTCTCCATCACCATTTGGAACAAACTTAATATGACCATCAGCATTATTCGAATATATTGTATTTCCGTCAATTGTAAGATTATCAACAGTCCAAGTATCTACTCTTGGTAGAACTTGAGATGCGTATGCTGGCCCAAATCCTGAAGCACCACCACCTGGATGACCAGTATAAGAAACATCTAGAATTGGTATAAATCCATTAGATAGTGATGGAGCAAAAATATTAGCACCATCTTTCACAGAACCTGGTGTGTTCTGCATCATATCGGTGTAATACTTACCACCAATAACTATCGGATCTGGATCTGGATCTGTATTATCTCCAACAAATAGTCTTCCACCCTTATTTCCTTGTGTTCCATTTGCAATCGTAACCGCAAGTTCACCGTAGTTTATAGTTGACGGAGCAGCGTTGCCAGTCGATCTTTTTACTCGTATTATGCTGGCCATTTAAAAACTTCCCCCATTAATGTTTAAATTTTGTGTTGCTCCTGGCGTTAGTTGATCAGTTGCTTCAAATTTACTCGTTGCTGCATTAAAAACTAATACCATTCCATCTGTTAGACCACCAGATATGTCCACATCTGATAATCCACCTAGAGTTCCCCCACCACCAGATATAGTGGATATTACTTTATTTGCATTTTTAGATCCGACTCTAACTTTTATGTTAGCCATGTTAATTAACCCGTAGTAACTCCAGCAGTAACAATTGCACTTCCACTAACAATTCTTGTTTTTTGAGAACCGTCATTTAATAATACATCATAACTGTATCTACCTGCTTTTAAAGCAGATGTAATCGAAGATCCTAATGCAATTTTTAACTGTCCTTGTGTTCGGTTTGGAAATGAAACTGCAAATGATGCCTTATCATTTAAAGAGGCAGGATGTTTTTTTATTTTAGAAGTGGCCGTAAAACCAGTCAAATCTAAAGGTGCATTTGATGAACTTTCTAAATTGAAAACTTGCTCAAAGTCAGCACCACCATCAATTACTATGTTACTAATATATGCTGCCATTATTTAACTAATTAGAATCTATCTTGGAATATTTATAAATCATTTATCCATAATATTTCGAAGAAGAGTTTTAATCTCATCCATATCCTGTTTTAGGGAGTCCAAATCACTACGCATATTATCAAATTTCTTTTTCTCGTCGTGTTTTTTTCGAGAAAGTTCCATAAATTTATCAAATTCACTTTGATTTTTATTAATAATAGCTTTTGAGTCTACATCTCTTACCAAAGATTTGTCAGATTCAACTTTTAGGTACTTTTCCATTATTCAATCTCAAATGATCTAAGTGCAATAGATCTAAAGTTTTTGATTCTAGGTGGTTTTGCCTGATTTGTTGAAGTCATTACAACTTTTATCATGAAAGAGTTAAATTGTGGTGTATTTTCCGCAGTAAATTTATATTCACTGAAAATATCTCTTTCCGCATTTGGATTTACAGTTTTATCTGGAAGACCATTTGTATTAAATGGTATGTATGTAGCATTAGAATCATCACCATCACTTCTCATTAACTTATAGAATACTCTAATATCTCCCTCTGCTTCTCTATGACCATCAAATTGTACAAGTAATGAGTTAGATACGAATTCTAAATCAATCATTTTTGTTTCATATATTGCAGTGTTAGGGTCAGAACCAGGAATTTTTGGTCTACTATCAGTTACAAAATTTGAAACCTTATCATCAACAAGATTACTTACAGCAATTATATTTGGGTTCTCTAGATTAATAACTGGAGAAACATCAGAATCATCAGTTACAAGTGTAAGTTCAAGAGCAAATGATTTTTGATTACTGAGTATCTCATATTCATTTGTTTTTGATGCTATTATTCTAGGATTATCAAGATAATTTAACTTGTTTAATGATATTGGTTCATATCCTCTATCATCAAAGGATGCCTCATTACCACTTAAACTAGTTCCAGAAGTTGTTTTAATTCTTGCTGATATATTTGTTCCTGTTGGTGTAATTGATGTAATCTGTGGATTAATTGCTTCAAATGGAATGTTTTGTGAAACATGAACAGCATCTCCACCTCCAAATTTAGTTGTATTAAATGCAGGTTCTGTTGATGCAGTAGAAACTTTTACTAGATAACTATCAAAAGTTTTTTCTCTAGGATCAATATCATGTACTTTGTTAATTTTTCTTAGAGATACCCCATTAAATTCATATTTAAATACCTGAACATCTGCAGCATGATTTGATATCAAACTAGAATCAATTCCTCTTACTATTCCTGTTAAATTATTTCCAGAAACACCTGTATATGCTAGTATTTCCTTATCTATTAAAACAAAACCAGGGAATGAAGAACTAACTGTTTTTCCTTCAAATGTTGCAAAACTAGTTCCAGACACTACAGTTATTTGAGTACTATCACCATCAATTTTTTGTGATAGTGGTGATGGAGCTCCATCAGGATGAAAATTAGCAACTCTTAGTTTGTTAGTGCTAGAGTGCATTCCATGATTCTTATGATCAAATTTTAAAGTATAACCATCTCTTATTGAATCTGGTGTAACTGAAGTTATATTGGAATTAGGTATATTTGTTGAAGTTCCACCTTGAGTAAAATGAACTATGTCTGCACTTGATTCAAATTTACTATCGACATTATCTACTATGATTACATCTGTTCCACCAATTCCAGCATGAGATGTTACTACAGCTTGAACACCAGATCCAGTTGCACCAAGTGAATTTACTAATAATAAATCACCAGGAGCATATCCAGAACCTCCAGTTGTAATGGTTACTCCAGTACCAGTAATCGTTTTATTTTCTACAAAAACATTTGCAACAGCACCACTACCATTACCTGTTAAACTTGTAAATGTAGTGCCATTATACTGCCCATCTGTTAATCCAATACCAGTATTTGATACTATGGTTAATTTATTAGCTCCTGTTGCTAATGGGCCTCCAGTTTTAAATACTCTTCCTGTATGTCCACCTGTTTGTTGCATTTCATCATTTGGTGTAATAACTGTTGTGATTGGAGTTCCTAATTTAACACTAACTCTTTTTGAAAATCCAACAACTGGGTTTGATTTTCTTATTCTACCAAGAGGTAATTCACTATTATAAAGTAGAACACTTGAAGGTGTATCAGTTATAAATTGTGCCCTGTTAAGAGTAAATTTTAAATCTTCATATTGACTTGCAGTCCAAGTTCTATTATTTTGTGACTTGAATAGTGAACCAAGGAATGGTTGTTCAGCATTTAATCCTTGTGTGATTAAATCTGGTTCACCCATTCTGTTAATAAAGTGATTATATTTTTCTGTAAAGAATGCTATTAAAACTATACAATACTCAGTTCCAGCCTGTAAGAATACTGGAGTATCAAATCTAAATGGAGTTGGAACACTTCCATCATCAGATAAATTTATATCCTCTACATTTATTTTAGTTTCTCCAAAAGGAACAACTGTTAGAGTTGGTATTCCATCTCTCATGGTTCTTATTTGGATGGTAACAGGAATTGTATCATCTTTTGATTTGAAGAATAGTTCACCACTAGTGATGAATACACCTGTCTCATGATTCGCCTCATCAACATAGAATGATTGTGCTAGTGGATCTCCACCTCCCCCTCTTCTACCTCTTCTGTTTCTTCTACCTCTCCTTCTTCTCGTTACTCGTGTTGCAACATCTCTTTCTGTTGTTGTTTCTGTTCTATCTCTAGTAAACTCTCTGGTTACAGCAGTGGTTGCAGTCTCTCGTCTCTCTACGATTGGTGCTTTAATTGATAATGTTTGTTCTTGAGTATTTGTTTGATATCCACTTGCTAAATATTCAGATTCTGCAGAACTTCCGCCAGGATCTAAAATAGCATCATTAGTAGGACTTGTTGTTACTCTAACTGTATTATTGCCAGTTGAGAATAAAGGATTTCCTTGAATTTTTGGATCTGGAATATGAAGTGAGAAAATTAAATCTCCCATATCATCACTGAATAATTGTACTTGTCCAACGGTGCACTCAGCAGTTCCTGTAGAGTTTACAAGTTTTGTTCCTGTTCTGATCCATCCTATGTGATCTACACTATTTTGCAATCCCAAATCTTTTGTATCAACATTTAAAATTTGACTTGTGCTTGAATATGCAGTTGTTGCTTCTATATTGGGGAATGGGAAAGTTGTAAAAACTTCGCTTGGATCACTATGAGGGCCTGTTTTATGATTAGGACTCGCTACTCTGAATTTGATACTTGCATCTCCAGAAACTTCTTCATTTGAACTCTCAACAACATCATTAACTGAGAAACTTCCTCTGTTCATTGTGATTGGAATAAACTTAGGAACTGCATACTTAGTTAAATCTGTATTTTCCATGAATACGTAGTATCTTGTATTTGGTTTTAGTCTTTTAGCAAATACTTCAACATTTCTAGATCTTACATTATAAACAACATTAACTCCTACAACTTTAGTTCCTAAATCAACTACTTCTTCACCTACAGATAATTCTAAACCAAAATCTCTTCGTGTACCAGATTCACTAAATGTTTGTCTTATAGTATTTTGAACGTCGCTGACAGTCGTTGTTGTAGTTATAGTGTTTCCTCCTCTTCTGCTTGTAGTTGTTCCTCTTCTAGAACCTGTAACTTGCCTGCGAATATTTCTTTCACCTACTAAAGTTGCACTATCTCTACCATTCCAAGTAGTTTCAGATGAATTCCAGAAACTAGATGCCATACCACCATTTTCACGATCTTCAACTCCTAGTAAATCAGCAATTCCGTTGAATACTGAGTCAATTTCTAAAGTTTGTGGAGTTAAAGGAATTTCTTCAATCCAATAATCTGAATTGGGAGTTAGTTCAATTGTTCCAACAAAAACATCAACCATGTATGGATTTAAATTCTCCACTCTAGTTGCATGCATTTGATCTACAAAAATTGTTTCAGTATAATCAAGAGTTAAAGCTGCTCCACCTCTGGTAATATTAGAATCTGGAAAATCTTTAACAACACTATAATCAGATGTAGATGGACTTGCAAGTGTGCTTACTGTTTCAAATACTAATCCTACATTTCTTTCAGTTGATCTTGGTCTGCATTCACTATTTTCAATATCAATATCAAATTTAGACTCACCTTTTAAGTTATGAGATTCATGATTTCTAAAATTATCGACAAAGAAACCTGATTTAAATTTATCTAATCCAGTATTTGGATCTTTTACTGATAAATTTTTAGTGTCAGTTTCAAGTAAAGATAAAGTAGTATAATTTTCTAAATTTTTAATTCTATCCTCAAGACTACCAATATCCCTCATCGTGTATCGTCTGTGAGGGGTTTTTTTAATTAAAACCTCAGATGAAGCATCTCGAATATAAGGTGGTAAACTTATTGTTGCAACTTGAAAAGCATCCTCATTTGGTAGTGGTGCAGTTGGAAGTCTAGATGGATTTCCTTCTTTTACAGAAAACAAACCTTCTTTAGTTAAATATAACCTATCAATTCTTCCTTCATAATAAGAATAATCAATAACTACTGTTTTACCAGAAACAACGTTATCAGAATTTGATGCACTAAAATTTCTAGATGCGTTTGAAAATGGTGAAATAGTAGAACCTGTTCTGTTATAATTTCCAACTCTTGGTCTAAAATCAAGATAATCTGAAGCCCAACTATCAAAGACGTATGGTATGTCTTTAGAGTAATTTAAAGTATTATAACTATTAACTGTTTCAACATTTCCTGATACTTCATTATTAACAAGGTGATCATATATTATTCTTAATTGGCGAGTTGGTTTTTCTACATCAGGTTTTCTTATAAGTCTACCATAGTCTACAAATTCATCTCTCTGTCCACTATCTAAATCATAATTTTTAAGTATGTTTCTATCTCCAGGTGCTATGCCAGTTATTGTAGCAGTTATCCCAGAGGTCTTCAGAGATATGCTTTCTCCAACTTGGAACTTATTCTCGTTTTCATAAACAAAAGACAACTGAGTCGCTTGTACTACCACTACACGAGCAACTGCACCTGATATTGATCCAATAAATTGTTCTCCAACAACCACATTATTTGTAAAACTTGAACTTTGGTTTGTTACTCCAATTAATGGTAAATCTGGAGCATTATTATCATTAGATTCAAATACAGCCAAAACACGAGTTACCTCTGGGACATCTAATGATAAATCTTTATCTTGAACTCTTGTTCCATAAATTGTGCTTGTGGTTAATCCATCTACAGTTGTTCCAGAACCAACTGATTCTGATCTATCTACAATTAAATTACTGCATCTTGTGAGTGATTTTTCTTTTGATACTAATTTACTTCTTTTAATTGCTACTGTGAGTTTTGCAGTTCTATTAGAAGCTGTCCCAGATAAACCAGTAATTACAACTTGTTTTAATCCAGTATCCACAGTTACCATTGGATCTAAAAGTCTTATTGGTTCTTTATCAACTTCTAGAACATAGTTTAATGCGGTAAATGGTTCAAAGAAAAGATTAGAAGTGTCACCAGTTGTGATGTCACTAATATTAAATGTGACTGAATTGTTTTGAAAAGTTTTACTTATGTTTTTTCTAATAATATATGAACTGTCTAAGACATTAGCAGATGCGACATAATCATCTTTTAATCTAATTCTAAATCCAGGATCATCTGTTTCATTTAAAGTTGGAATTACAACATTCAAACCAGATATTGTAGAATTATTTACGCTACCATCACAAACATCAGTTACATCTGCAACTGCTGCAAGAGTTACAGTATCTTGAACTACATTTGTTACTTTATTAAACGTAGGAACTTCTTGTCCTGATGTTCCATATGTAATAATATCACCAATTTTTACCTGACTTCTAAAATCAGCAACTTGAGGAGACTTTAATGTATTGCCACCACTTATAGTAAATTCAATACTTTCAGGAAATGCTTTTTTTGTGGTACTTAAAACTGTATTTGCAGCAAATGTTGTACTACCAGTTCCCAACCCATCAAAACTATGAACTGCTTTTATATCTTCAAAAGTGTTATCTTCTATCTCAGTTATATTGTTACCTTCAGTTATACCATTAATTATTAATGGTTCATTAAGTTGAAATTGTCCTGTAACATCAGAAAGAACGAGCACAGTTGTTCCTGTTACTGTAGATACTGAGTATCCGACTGCACCACTATATTTTCCTTCTACACGAGTATATGAACCATAAGTTAACCCAGCTGGAACATCAATAGTTTTTGTAATCGTAAGACGTGTATAAAGTTGAACATCGTAAAGTGATATACTATAAGTCGTTGCTGCTATTCCAGATGAAGATTTTTGTTTATAATCATATACTTTTGCAGTTCCTACTCTATCATCTACATCAAATGCTCCAACACTAGCAGCTTTTAGATTGGTTAATCGATTACGTATAAAAGAAACTTGTTTAGTTGTATTACTTGAAAAGTCAATATTTGGTGAACCAACTACATTAGTAACATCTACGGTCTTACCCATTCTGATTGGAACACTTTGATTTTCGACTAATTTAGTTGTTCTTGGTTTTAGTAAGTCTATTGATGAAGTTGAAAGTTTATCGATCTCATATCCTCTTACAAAAGCCTTTCCTGAAGATAATTGTAAACTAATTAAATCATCTGATGGTGTATTCCCGTTTTGGGTTACTTGTGTATCTAAATATATTCCTCTGTTACCAATCCTGTCATTTAGAGACTCTCTTGCATCTATTGAAAATGGTCTGACATAATAATCACCAGATTCATCATAAGTTCTTCTTGCCAACTCATCTGCAAGAATATTATAATCTGTTCTTGTTACAAATTCTTTAGTATCACCATCTTCAATCCTCATTAACTCAATAAAATCACTATCATCGGTGTCAGATAAAAGTTTTTTATGTAAACTTACTGATAATTTAAACCTATCTGCACCAGGTGCTGTTTCGTTAGCAAAACCTTTTGCATTATCATATAAATCAGAGTTTACTGATGATGGCCCTATAGTTTCTTCACTTAATAAAAATCCGACCCTATAACTAGGAGCATTTGTATATTGATCTAATATTATTGTTGATGCTAAATTTTTTACAAAATAACCACGAATAAAATATATACCCTCACTTACAGAAAAAGCACACCCAGTCGCAGTTGAATCTGAAACTATACAACCAGCAAAAAGACTATCTGCTGCTATGCTTGTGTTTAGATAGTTTATGTTTGAACGAGTTATTAAATTTTCACCATCTAAAAAAGTACCAGTTGTACCGTCTGTTCCTGATTTTGTATACTTAACATAAAGTGTATCAAAACCATCAATTGATTCTGAAGATGTTAATCTATTAACTACTGTTGCCTCTACTCCTGATGTTTCTCCTTTAATTTTAATTTTATTATCTGCTAAAACTTTTGTATAGTTACTAACTGGAATATTTAAAAAACTAGGATTTATTTTTACTGAATTATACTCAGAGTCATATGAAGTTCCACCAGGAATCACCATAGAACCTTCTTTAAAGAAATGTTGACCAAATTTTTCAATTTGATTCTGTAATATTGATTGTAATGTGGTTAATTCTCTTGCTTGTACTGGAAATCCTGGTTTGAATAAGACTTTTTGATAGTTTTTGCTATCTACAAAGTCATCAAAATAAGGAGAAACGTTTAGATTGGTATTTTGTGGCATCTTTTTAGAACTCTATAACTATTTTTACCTCTTCCTTTTGTGAGGCTGTTCTGGTCACTGGTGCTCGATTATCTATGTATATAATATCACCAGAGTATTTTTTTACATCTGGATTTGCTTTTCCAGAACTAAAAGTTTGACTTAGAGCAATATTTTGCCCACCATCACCTTGTATCGATTCACCGTTAAAATCACTATTAACGATTAAATTACCAGGAGATCCACCAGTAATTGGATTAGTGTTTACTCCAACAAAATCAAGTTTTTTGTATGAGTATTGTCCAAGTGTTGAAAAACCAACTGGTTGATAATATTTTAAAACACCAGTATCTGGATTCCAAGAAGCGACATAAGCAACTGCAGTTGAACCAACTCCTACTGTTTGTGTAATCAAAGTATTTACTGGATATGTAACCGATGAAGTTGTAGAAACTCCAGAGGTAGGGCCTACTTTTAACTGTAATGCACTCAAATTAGTTGCAGTCGTACTATTTAGAAGGGTAGTTCCATTAAATTCTAAAGGATTTCTGACTATTCCTACACGAGAAAAATTATTACCAACAACATAATCTGGAAGATCATCTACATTATTATCAAATTTTGCATACATCATTACTCTAAATCCACCTAATTCACGATATATGTCTGCACCATGTCCACCTTTAGGTGGTATTACAACTTCAAATTGTGGTACATCTTCAGCACTTTGTGGGATTCCAAGTGTGACGGGTTGACCACTACCATCTACATAAGTATCAGTTATAAATTTTAGTGATCCATAGGTATATCCTGTTCCACCTGCACTTGGTGTAACTGAAGTTACTTTACCATTACTAATAACGACAGTTGCTTCTCCTCCAGTTCCATCTCCACTAATTCGTATTCCTGAAATTGTTCCAGAGTCTGTAGTACCAACACCAACTCCAGCACCCTCTTTTTTTAGAACTATTGTTTGAACTTCTCCATCAACAGCAGCATTTTTAATATTTTCGTTTGTAGCATCTCCCCATTTTTGAGGTAATGGTATGTATTTTGTTGTTACGAATTTTACAATATCTGATGGTGATATGGTGTATAGATATTTCCATATGTATCCGTCAGTTCCACCAGATGGTTGAGGTGAAGTATTTGTATGAACTGGTTCAGTTGTTGATTTTTGCCCTTCTGGATTATCTGGGTTTACTCCATTGTTAATACAAAGATAAACTCTAAATTCTGATGTTACTACGTAATAAGTTGATCCGTATAAAGTTGTAGATCTAGTTTGAGGTGTTAAATTTTTATTAACATATGAATTATCTCCTGAATAATTATTTCGATACATGTCATATATTGTTCCTGATTGCCAATTTATTCTTGGAACAACTCTTCGAACATCATCTGCAGTTACTTTTTTTAAAAATAACATACTATCATAGTAAAAATTCTCTTGAGCAAAGGAATCCACAGGATTTGGAATAGCAGCACCCCAACCAGAAAATCCGTAATTTTTAACGTCTGTATTTCTAGGATTTGGATGTGCTAAAAAAGCATAATAGTTATTTTTTCCAGTTGTGCCAATACCTACAAAACTATCTACAAAAGTTTCTGCGTTTAATATACGATATTGGTCAGTGATTATTGCGGGCATTGATACTTACATTTTTTGATTATTTATACTGGTTTTTATGGTGGTTTTTTTCATCATGTTTCTGTACCATTAGGTTGATCATAAAAAGTCCTTAATTCTTCAGTTCTTATTACTTGAGCCGAAGTTTCAATTCCAAGTAAACCATTTTGGTTATGGAAAGTAAATGGTCTACCATTTTTTCTAGTACCCCTAACAGATCCCCAACTATAAGTTCCAAATTTAAAGTTATCACTTAGAGTTGTCGTATCGATACCTGCTATTGAATCCACATTTGCAAAAACCCTTAAAACAGAAGAACCGACTGATACATAATGTTCAGCAAAATAGACACCATTTAAGAAACTATTTCCAACTCCAACTGTTTCAGGGCCAGATGATGTTGTTTTTATTCCAGTAACTCCATCTCCAATAAAGGTGTTATCAATTACAAAGTAATCACCAGTAGTAATTCCAGAAATTGATCTATAGAACTTTTTATCTCCAGCAGGTAATCCATCATCTTTGTATATTCCTAAATTTTTGTAAAAATAATCTTGTATGTCATCAGGGTTTGGTTTGATTTCAAAGAATAATGCAGGTTTAGTTGTGTTAATACCAACAGCACTTGTTCCAATTCCAACTATGATTCCATAATCTCCTTCATATGTGCAATCTTCAAGTGTGTCAACGACAGCTGTTTCTCCTAAACCAACTATGTTTACTTTCTGGAATGCATCACCTAAAGGATCAACCCTTTTAAACATCCATGAATCTTTAATATAAATTTTATTGTCATTTGGTAAAATAGATTTTATAATTCCAGATGTTGGGAATATTTGTGGTTCTAGATAATTTCTTTCTTTTGACATCATCACGCCATCGACAACCAAGTCATCTACTTGTTTTCTCCAAACTACTGGACGAATAAAATTCTCATCGGTTGATATTCCAACTCCAGCATAAGTTGTTGTTTCTACCGTATCTGACGCTATTAATTCATATATTACTCTGTTATCTTGTTCTGTTTTTCTGTCAAGTGGTACTACTATTTCAGTTCTAATTTTAGAATCTTTTTTGATGCTTATATCTACAGTCAAGTCTGATCCATTACCACCAGCACATGTTTTAATTCCAGCTGAATAAAGAGATCCAGTTGATATAATTGAAAAAGATTTGACTTGACCTGAAATTTCATCTACATCCGTAGAAACTTCAGTTACTTTTAATTTAGCAAATTCATTTTCATTATTTGATCCACCTAATATGGTAATAGTATCACCAATATCATATCCTTGGCCAGGATTTTGAATAGACACTGTATCAATTGTATAGTGTGCTGTAGTTACAATTCCAGAATTAACATTATTATTACTATAATATTGTAATCTGAGTTCATCACCTGGTTTTATTGTTTCATCAACATCGACATTTTTAAAGTCTTGATTTGATCCAGTGTAAAGATATAGTTTAATAGAACTACCAAATTTAGGAGCCTCAGTAAAGGTAATTCTTGTTCCACCATTGAATTCGTAATCAATACCTGGTCTTTGTAAGATATCATTAATGAATATTAAAAGGTTATTTTGTAAAATAACTCCTGATCCTTCTTGAGCAACTATACTGTAGTATTCTTTATTTCCTTCCGTACGAGTTATTAAGAAAGATTTTCTAAATCCATTGAATTGTGAATCAAAATTATCAAGTTCTTTCAGTTGTCCAAAACACCAACCTGCAAATTTATCTTGAAATTTATTTTTAACTATGATATTAAAAGCACTTGTTCCAATACCAACTTGGAAAGGTAAAGTTGTTAGTTCTAATTTGTCTCCTATTTCATAACCAATACCACGATTTGATATATCAAAAGATAAAATGCTACCACCAGTTCCCACTACAACATCCATAGCAGCACCAGAACCACTTCCTCCAGAAAGAGGTATGTCGTTATATGGACTTGGTGGTGCAACTGTTACGAAATTAATTCCAGTTGAAATTCCACCTTGAGCATAACCTGTTCCAGGATTTGTAACTACAACAGATGTAACCACACCAGCAGTAACAAATGCAGAAATTGCTGCACCTACACCAGTTGTCGAACTAATTGATACTAATGGATTAGATAAGTATCCTGCACCTCCACTTGATATACCGACAGACGCAATTGTTCCACCTGCAGATACAACCGCAGTAAATATTGCTTTTCTAGGAACTTGATATCCACTTCCAATTCCAACATCAAATTCATTAATAATTCCACCATTAGGAAGATTTCCAAGAGAAGCTGTTCCTGTAAAATCAATAGTTTGACCAGTTCCAACAAGCTCATAATCATTGTCACTAGATTGACCAATATCCCCAAAGTAAGGTTTTTGGAATACATTATTAATTAAAAATGCACCATGACTGCCATTTATATTAGATACATCAACACCATTTGATGTCATACTAAACTCACCCGTAGATCCATCAAATTTATCTGATATATCGTCAATAATTCTATTAGTATCGTAACTTAATCTGTAAAATGCTCTACCTGAAAATGTAGAGTGGGTAGTTATACCAGCTGGATTACTTGGATTTTGTGGATCAGGAACTCCTCTTGGCCCATATGGTGCCTCTGAAAAATAAATTCTCCCTTCATTCAGTCTATAATCACCTCTAAGAACTGTTACTGCTGCTCCAACTGCATGTGCAGATGCAACAGTTCCCATTTGACCTCTTACGACATTTAGAGTGGTAGTTCCAACACCAACAGTTGATACTTTAATTATTTCATCTTCTATTTTTAATAATGACTTACCAGATATTTCTGAAGTATCATTTAAAAATACAATGGTAGTTGATATTCCAACACTAGTTGATAGTCCAACAGATATTATTGTTGTAATACCTACAGGACTTTGAATTACATTATCTATTGTAATTAAAGATCTAACAGTAGCATCTTCTGATGGAACAGAAAGACTATTAGTATTTGCTATTCCTACTACATTAGTAAATGATACTGCAGCTCCAATAGATGCAAAAGTAGCAGAAATAGCAACTTTAATATTATCTCCATCTTCTCTAATTGCAAAGACAGTTGATGGAAGTAACGTTGTTGCAGCAACACCAGCATTAGTATCTGATGTATTAGCAATTCCAATAGACGACTGACCAGCATGTGGTTTGTATATTAATTCTTCACCAGTATTAAAATTATGTTTTGGTATATTCACTATGTGAGTTTCAGTTGATACTCCCGTAGATGGATTAAACTCTCTATGAAATAGTGAATTACCGTCGGCAAAAACATTAAAACTTGTTGTTCCAATAACACCTCCACCAGTAGTAGTTACTATTCCAGTAAATTGAGAACTTATATCATCTATTAAAAATACTTTATTAGTTCTAGATTCATTATAATCTGTTATGATTTTAGATTTAAATACAATTAAATTAGATGAGTCTGGATCTTCAGTATCCTCATTAGCTAAATCATAATAAAATCTATCATGAACTGATGCTTCTTCAGTAATATCGATTTCTAATTCAAGATCAGATTCAGATTTCAATACATGTTGTGCTGTAGATCCAATTCCTAAATTGCAGAAATTTTTAAATCCTGCAATATGATCCAAACTACCAACAGATTCCTTCCACGTATCGTATGGAACATCACCCTTTACTGAGTATGAAAATCTTTGATAATAATCATTATCATGTACTCTTTGAATATCTAAATTTAATTTTCCTGTGTCTGTTTTCCAGCTATTGTTAAGTCTGGATGCACTATCAACATTTAAATCAAAATCAAATTTAAATTGTTCTCTTACTGTACCTTTATTATTACTTATGGTTCCTGTAATTTTATCTTCTTTTTCAAAATCACCCACGGTGCTAAAAACCTTTAAAGTCTCGGATATTGGATCCCAACCATTCTTAGCAACTATTCCAGAAACATTTTTACCATCTACCCTTACAATTTCATCATCAAAAAATCTCGTTTCTTTAAATATTGGTGAAAATCCTGCCAAGTCTCTTTTTCTTATGACTCTACCAAAATTGTTTTGAGTCTGATATGTTCCTGGATTTGTACTAAATCCGACGAATGAATAACTAATAGATTCTTGTCCACCAGTAACATCACGATCAGTAACAGTAAAGTATTGATAATTATAGTCACTCGAATTATATCCATCACCATTACCAATAATTCTTACATTTTCTACAAATACTTCATCACCTATCTCAAATGGGAAACTTCCTCCTTGATTAAAGAAACCACTAGTATTTCCAGACTCTGGAAATGGAGCCCTTAATGATAGTTTGACAATTGAATTACTATCAATTTCAGCCTCAGTTACAAGAACCCCATTTGAATTTGTAACTGGCAAAATTCTAATATCCTCAGATAATCCACTATCATTTGTTACTATTGAAACTGTGTCCACCGATGTTCCACTCAGTGTTGTTCTTGCAAGTATGTTTGGTTTACCAACAACCAATACTCTTGGTGGACTTGTGTAATTGATACCTCCAGTTGTAATTCCTATACTGTCAAGGGTTAATACATTTTTTGTTTGAACTATTACGTTGCTGTTTGCTTTTGGTTTTAAAGTTTTATCTGGTGAAAATTCTAATCCTGGATTAATAACTTGAGTTCCTTCTATTCTTCCAATATCATCCGCATTTACAGTTAATACTGAATTTACACCCTCACTAGTTCCTATCGATGTTATTATTGGTATTTCTCTAACTTGAGATCCTCGGTTTACAATTTCTATGGAATGTATTCCACCAATCTCATTAATAGAAGATGTTGAGTAAAAAGACGATGATAATCCTGAAGATGTATATGAGGTTGTCTCAGCAAGTCTATCTGCATTAAATTTAAATGTGTTTGTTCCAACTCCTGTAACTCTAAATTCTTTATTAAACTTAGATTCAACTGTTACTATTTTTGAATAATTTGGAACTCTTTTATCTACAGCAAAAAATAGAGTTTTGGTTGAATTTCCATTTTTACCTTGAATTTTGTAGAAAAATTCAGACAGTAATGAATCATCTACTGATATTATAGTTTTGCCACTTGTTTTTGTAATTAAACTACTACTATATTTTGATTTAAAGTTAATATCTTCATAAAATTCTAAATCAAAATCATTTAAACTTGAATCAGATGTTATGAGTTCAATTGTATTGTTTTTATAGAAAAATAATTTTGGATTTACCTTTGATATTTCATGATTTACTCCACCTGTAGTTCCTATTCCTATGTAATTATATGGAAATACTGATAAATCATATGAATTTTCTGCTAGTCTTATAGTGTCTCTAGAATCTTTAATAACATGATAAACACCATTATCAACCAAAGGAGTGGCTGGAGTTGATGAATTATAAACAATTAAATCTCCCGTTTCAAAATCATGATCACCAATTGTTATTGTTGATTGAGTTGTTCCAATTCCAATTGCTGAATCTGTAAATGATACTGGATTGACAACTAATTTCCTAATCGATTCGTTATATTTTAAGTTGAAAGTCTGAGTTTGATTGGATGTGATATTTAACTTAAATTTATCATTTACTGATAATGCATGTTGATTTCCTGTTGTATTTGCAGTAGCAACAGTTACAGTCCCATTAACTCTTCTTAAAGATCCAGAAATATTATTTGTTATCAATTCAATCTTATGATCATCCTCATTATTCGTACCTCTTAAAATCTCTTTAAAATATACGTTTTCAGAATCAGTACTAATTCCAACAGTTCCTATACCTGTTCTTTCAGTTGCTAATCCAATATAATCTGAACTAAATTTAGTACAAAAAAGTTTATCAAAAGTTGATAAATCAAATGCACTTGTTAAATTATCATTTTTTGTTGCATTTATAGTTGATGCGACAGATACAATTCGTACTTCGTCTCCATTTTGAAATTTATGGTTTGGTAAATATATTGCCTTTGCAGGAATTGATTTGTAAATGGATGTTATTCCTACTTGTCCAACAATAACATTTGACACTGTTGTCCCAATTCCAACTGATTTTACACCTTCAAAATATTCAATTTGTGGTAATGCGATATTAACATTTTCTATTTTTTTAGATACTGGATATGTAAATTTTGTTTCCAATCTAGAAACTAATGTTCCTGCATTATGAGTTCCAACATTTGAATCATTATATCCTCTTCTAACTCTATGTTTATTATTGACATCATCGTAACCAAGTATTAAAAGTTGTTCATTTCCAATCTGAACAACATCATCAATTTTAAATTTTCTAGAAAGTGTAGGAGCGTAAAAACTAACAAAAGTAGTAAATCCTGTACTGTTTCCAAGTGCTTCGGATAGTCCAGAGGTTACTGTTGATACGCCAATAGTTCTTACTCCTTCTATATTCTTATAAAGAGTTGATGATATTCCAGATATATCAACAACATCTCCCTCGAAAAGTCCGTGAGGAATTGTAGAAATTCCTGTTACTTGTCCATCAATAATCGAAAATGTTAAGTTATTTACAATTGTATTTGTAGTTCCAATTGATACAATTTTTTTACCAATAACTTCGCTAACTTTGGCTGATATACTCTGGTTGTTAAAGTTTATTTTATCATTAACTTTGTATAAATTTCCAGGTTCATCTATGATAACATTTGTAATTTTAGATGCCTTAGTTCCATCAACTTCAATTAATGCTTTTGAATTTAAAGAATCTTGTAAAATTGGATATCTTCTGTTTTCCTCGTTTAATCCTAGATGTGATACGTTTCTCTTATATTTTCCACTATTTAAAATATCATCTTTTTGTTTTTCTTTTCCAGTTGCATAATTGAATAAATCTGTGGCATTTCTATGAGAGAATGTTATATATGGGAAACTTGGACTCTTAGATGTCTTATCTAAAGTAGAAAAATACGCATAAGTTCCATTTGGAAAATCTGCATTTGTTAAAAATTTTCCATTATGTTCATCTAAATCACCACTTTTTTTATAAACATAATCATTTACAAAATATCCATTTTGGAAACCTGCAGGTCTCAAACCAGCATCACTAATAGCATCTATTTCATAACTAGATTCCATAAATGTTGTGATCCCAGTAGTGTTAATACCAACTGGGCCATAAATTGGATTGCCATCATATGCCCATCCAACTATTTTTGAGTGTTCTTCTGTTAATTCTGTTAAACTGGTATCAAGATTATCTCTAAGTATACGACGATATTTTTTAGGAGGATAAAAAGAACATATTTTATTATTATACTCTAAAGATTCTGAGTTTAATTGAATAATTTGTGAATTGTTTTCTGTGAGAACATGACTATATCTTTCAACAGAATTTATATTCCATTCTTTAATTTTTGGTGTTATGATGGAATTAGATCCAGAGGGTGTGATCCTTATAGTAGTATTATTAGGATCATATCCAGATCCTTTATCAATTATACTAACTTGAGTTATTTTTCCATTAGAAACTTCTGCTTTTAGTTTTGCATAAGACCCCACTGTTGCTATTGTTCCACTAATGTCGATAACTTCTAAATCTGGTGGAGTAGTGTATTCAGAACCACCATTTGCAATAGTAATCCCTTCAATTCTTCCTTCTACTATAATTGGAACTAAAAATGCATTTTTTCCAGTTAAAAATGTTGTTGCTGGTTGCTTTTGGTAGTTGATTATATCTGTTACACCATAACCAACTCCACCATTTTTAATAAAAATACTCTTTAATCCACCCTTTACGATAACTGTGGCAGATGCTTTATAATAATCAGGTATAGAAATTGTTGAACCAACAGAAACTTCACCGTCAATTTGAATTGATATGTCTGGATACTTAAATGTATGAATTCCTGAACCTAAACTACTTAGTTTTGTATATATTTTTCTATCATAATTAGTGCTTGAGATAGTTGTTGCAGTTCCTGCATTACTTAATCTAAATTTATCTTTATCAAGTACAATTACTTTATATGATATTGATGAGTCTAATCCACCAATTTGACTAGAACTAGTTGAATATTCAACTACATCACCATTTTTAAAATTATGATTTTTTGCAAAAATGTAATCATTAAAAATGTTTATACCACTAAAAGTTTTAAATAAGTCTTTTTCATCAGTAGGAGGATATTGTTGAGATAATACTTCTATTCTATGATTATCATAAGATGTACCAGAGTTATTTACGTTAATTTTATCAATTATCTTTCTTATCTTTTTAGATTTAAATCCATGAGTTTGAGTACCATTATCAAAAAATTCCAACAAATTACTTTTACTAAGTGCTCTTTCTTCTGTAGTAGCTAAAGAAAAAGAATTATTATCGTATTTTGCAATAAAATATGAAGTTCCCGAAGATAGTAAAGTAGTGGTAAAACCAACATTTGTTTCACCGACACCAATAGGAGTTCCAGTAGCGATATATGTAACTTCTTCACCATCATCAAATCTATGACTTCCAATTATTTTATTATCACCCAAATTTATATCAAACTCTGTATATGATTTACTATAGATAAATCCCTTCATCTTTGCTTCACATATTGCTCCAAATCCATTACCACCAGTTACTTTTACTGAAGGTGTTTTAACGTAATTAAATCCTGGTTTGTCTAAAATAACTTCACTTAAAGAACCCGAAAAATTTGAAATTACTTGACAACCACTTCCAGTATCATCTGTAATTGATAAAGTTGGTGGATTAATAACATTGTAATTTTTACCAGAATTAGTTGTTTGCAACTCTTCTATTTGTCCGTAATAAATTGAATCATCAGAAATTGGTGAATGAAATTCAAGTCCATTTAGTGAGACTCCTATTGCCCCATTAATATTTGAATCTTCTTTTGCTATTTGTGGTTTTTTATAAATTCTCTTAAAATTATTTTGGTTTGCTAATTTAGCACCATCATACAAACTAGCAGGAGTTACAATATGAGATCCAGCCCCAACTCCGTCATATTTTATATTTTCAAATGAATTGTTGAGTAAATTTGCATAGTTTGTAGATATTTTTATATTATTACTATCTACTACTTTAACATAGTAATATCCACTAGATCCATTAACAACTCCAGTTTCTGAGGTAATTCCCAAATAAATTTTTTCTCCATTTAAAAAATTATGATTTGGTATATTAATTGAATTTGCATTTGTACTAATACCAGAAGAGTTAAATGTTTTTGATCTATTAGTTGTCTGAGTGTCAAATGATGGGTATCCTGAAAAAGCAACATAAGTATTTTTTTCTGAGTCTACAAACGTATTTTGAATATTTGAAAGTAATGATGTAATTCCAAAATTAGATGAAGCGTAATTTATATTCTTTTTAATTACATAATCACCAGATACAATTAGACCTGTTCCACCACCATCGATTAAAAAACTTTTAGTATCAATTATTTCTTTTACATTAGCACCTTGTCTAATTGGTACACCAGTTTCTTTGAATATAATATCAACTTTATCACCTATTTTTAAAAAATGATCAACTGAAGTTGTAAAGGTATTATCATTAGCTGAATGTTCAAATGAATCAATATAAGATATATTATTATAAAACCAAGTATTTGATTTTTTATCGTTTATGTCGTATTTTTCGCCTAAATGATTAACTCTAATTAAATCTTTTAAATCAAAATACTTGGTAGATGAAATATTATCAGATGTACCTGTAACAGTTCCAGTAACTCTCATCGTACAAATTTTAGTTAAATCATTATCTTCGTAACCATAGACAAAATTTGCATCAACTAT